GTGTTGTTTCCATCTGAAGTACACTGAAATCCAACAGTGTTTCCACTAACCCACTGTCCACCAGCACTTTCACATGCTAGTTGATTATTCTGCACGTCTACTGTGGCAGAACCAACAACATTACCACTCGAATCGATACAAACAGTGTCTCCATCTTGAGTCCACCTATAGTTGTAAGTTGCGTGTGTAGTATTGTCTTGTTCTACTTGATCAGCACCTTTAGAAACAGTAGCTTTTAGTGTCTTAGCAGGAAATCCCGTATTAAACACATAACCGTTAGAGTTAGATTCAATAACGATAGCCAAAGGCTCAATTGAGTCTAGACTTGTTGTAGTGAAATAAGATCCACCACTTCCGTTATTATACAGTTCCCAGTCTCCTACTGTACCAACCGTAGAATAGAATCTAATCTGTAATTGATAGAATGTTTGAGGATCTATACCTGTTATCTCTAAAGAATCTCCAACTGAAGTCAGATAAGTCCAGAAGTTTGTATCTGGATTAGGAATTGTAGAACCAACTCCATAACGAACTTCAACACGTCTAAGATAAGGTGCATCATCCCACTCTAGCCCAATGCTAGAAACTGGAACACCATTAACCATTCTAGATGTATCAGTAACAGTCAGTCCCAATGAAGGGATTGCAAATGGGTCTAAGAAGTTAGTGTTAGGTGCTAAGTCTGTTAACTGAATAACACTGTCAGCGTAGTCCGTTGAAGCGTATTCTTTAGCAGTTATACTTATCCCTAGTACTTGTTCGCCATCGATGTTGATAGCCTTCTCAGTCACTTGTTGTAACTTAAATAGTTTGTTTGTCCAACCTGGAGTAGCATGAGTTATACTCACTACGTCACCAGCTTGTAAGTCAGAGTTGCTAAGATCAGTTTCAAAGCTAACTCTTAAGTCTTGTCTTGATTGATTCAATATCACAGTAGCTGCACGTTGTGCCTGTACGTTATTGTTAATCATGTCAAATCTTAGAGTCCTCTCTAATCTTGGTTCATTAACATTACGTATAGCAGAGCCTTCAGGTATCTCTAGGATAACTTGCTCTTCTTGATACTTCTGTTTTACTGAGTCAAACTTAACTGTTAATTCATTTAACTTCTCATCAAATCCAGCAGATGAAAGAGTCAATCTTCCAATGATGTTGTCTTCTGAGAATTCTACATCAACTCCGTTTCTTTGAGCTACAGTTGTAACACCCTCTGATATAACTCCAAACTTACCTAAGTTATACGAGAATGCTGCACCGTTTCCAATTGTTAAATGAGAAATGTTTTTATCAATATCTTCGTTAGTACTTATTACACCATTAGTTTCATACCTCTTTCCAGAGACAGTATTACCACCAGTGTTCCAAGTTCCGAAGTTAGTTTGGTCTGTAACTTGTTGTGTACATGACACTTCGTTACCATAGTCAGATCCATTTATAGCTACACCGTTTAAAGTGTCTCCTCCAGGAAATGAACAGTAACTCTCTGTATAATTTAAGTTATTATCACAGAAAGTCTTGTGTACAGCCATTGAGTCTAAATCGATATTAGAGATGGGTATACCAGCTCCATATCTTGTGTTTGTTAAATAGTCTATAAGGCAGTCAACAGGGTTTGTTGAGTGAGTAGACGAGCTAGACATAGTCTTAGTACTAGTGTTCAATACATCTACAGTTCTTCCTTTCGTATGAAAGTATAATCTTGAAGGAAGACCAGTAACACCCTTATCTCTGTTATAAGTCAACTCTACAAAAGCATAAGCCATATCAGGAAGAGTTCTTGAAGAAGCATCACTGTTCCATCTTGAACTGAATGATTCCATAGCAAAGCATCTTCCACCATTTGGGTGAACAGACACCTTCAAAGAAGAGTTCAAGAAATCATGACTCTTTCCATCATAATCAACTGCATTTGTAGGGTTAGTCGCAGATAGTCCCAAAGACGAGAACTGAAGATGTTTATCTTCCCAGTACACGTCAGTGATTTCTTCTACATCACCCTCTGTAAGAGCAATTATAAAAGCCATCTTTTGATTATCTGAAGAGATGTCTGCAAAGACAGTTTGTCCTGCAACTCTCGCTTTACCATAGACTACTGGTAATTTGTTTCTAGGGTTAGATGAGATCCTCGCTTGAACACCTTCCGCTTTGGCTGGTGCTCCTGGCTCTGGCTCATCAGGAGCAAATATTGATGATATCGCATATGATATCGCAAACCCTAGCATATTCACTGCAAACGTTGATGCTCCCGCACCAAGTATTGCCGTTGCTAACATAGTAGGCATATTATCTCTCCTTTATAAATGATTGTTCAGATAAGTTATAACCTAAACGCTCTAATGATTTGTTATTGAGTTCAGTAGTAACTTGAGCACCTATCCAAGATACTCTTATACCATTCTTCTCACATTGTTTGTCGTAAGTTTTCAATAGTCTTCCGCCAATAGTTCCATTCCTGTATTCAGGCTTAACATATATGGCGATTAGGTGAGTTTCTAAAAGACCTTCTGTGAACATATTAATTTGCTCACGAGCAACAAGAGAACCTCTTATTTCTCCGTCTTTTTCAAAAACCCACACATATCCTTCGTTTATTGAAGAACTTACTAATTTCGATACCTTTGGGGTTGAGAATACATCGGCTGCACACTTAATATTTATAGATTGGGAATACTCCTTCAACATCTTAACGATGTGAGGGATATCCTCTATGCTTGCTCTTCTTATCATAATCTCTCCTAGTTCTCTTTACCGAACTTCGGATTGAATGTGACTAAAGAAGGAACAAACTCCATACTCTTGTCGCCTGAATTAAATTTCTCAAATCCTTGAGGACTTGTAAATCTTCCTGATTGTCTACTTAACATTGTAGATAGAAGAGACTTACAAGATACAGTAATAGCGATAGCATCTTCAGTTTCAAAACTGTAGTCATCGTTAATAGAGTAATTGTTAACTCTTCCTGACCATCTCAGGAATGGAGTATCAAACAAAGCACCTGTGTCTTCATCGTAATACCCTCTGTACACTTCTACTAGAGATCCTTCAACGGATTCTCCTAATACAACTGCAGTAAATGTAGCGTTTACACCAGACAACTGAATGTCTAATGCATTGTCTTTTACTTCTAGGTCGTCTGATATCTCAGAGAAACCTAAAAACTCTCCAGCTGCGATGTAAGTCTTACCACCGACTATCAAGTTATGGTAGTGATTTGTAAGCCTAACTATCTTATTTTCATCGCCATCGTCTACAGCGATTACAACTAGATCAACTGGCCATGGAACATTTGATCCAATAGCACTAAGATTAGCTGATGATAAATTTAGCATAATAATCTCCCATTAGTTATTGTAACAGGAAGCCCAGCGATGAGCTTCCCGTAATTTATTTATTTATTTTAGAATGTTCCAACCATCTTAACTGTTAGTGATCCTGAGTCAAGGTTTGTGTTGTCCGCCATGTAAAGAAGTATGTCAAAAGAATCTCCACTTTCCATCCTAATAACATGACTAATAGACGGTCCAACTGGATTACTAGAAGAAGAGTGCTGAACAATAGAACCAGCGTAGTATACGTCTCCTCCACCTGAGAAATTCACTTTACACTGAAGCTTATTCTGTTTACCATCCGCATTAGATCTGGGACTCTCACCGTTATACAACCAGATTACAGCATTCACTTGATAGTAACCATCTTCAGGAGCAGTAAACACACCTGTTGATGTATTCATGCCACTACCAATGTTGTGAACAACAGTGCCAGTATAATCCAAAGTTATAGTACCACTTTGATCTTCTAGAACACTTGTCTCTTTTCCGAAGTAAAAGATATCAGTCATACTACCACCAGAAGCATCAGCCCATGTCGTGTCGTAATCAGTTCCAGAGTTTTTAGTAAGAACCTGTCCTGTAGTACCACCAGTAACAGCACCATCCAAATCTGGAAGGTTTACACCGTCAACAGTTCCACTGAAAGCCACGTTAGTAGCATTCATTTCAATAGCATCAGCACTACTAGAAAGGGCTATCCTCTCTGTGCCATTAGCAAAAAGCTTCATGTTACTGCTACTATCAACTTCTATTGACTTAGATGTACCATTACCTTTAACAGTGAATGTTCCATCAATGTCTGTACCAGTAGAGGTTGTCTCTAAACGCTTTGTTCCGTCATAATAAAGTTCAACTTCACCAGTAGACAAAACACTTATACCGTCAGTTTGGCTTGGAGATTGAATCTTCGTGTCACCACTGTGGTTGATCATCCTTATATCGCCTGTTTGGTTAATCATTACCATCTCAGATGTTCCGTCGTGCTTCATCTCGAAGTCACCACCCGTACCCCACTTTCCAGTGTTATTGTCTTTCACAATGAAGTTCTGACTTAAAAGACCTCCAGTAGTGTCTGTCTCTAAGTATCCTGGATTTGTCCAGTCAGCGTCACCATCTGTAGAACTGTTCTTTTTTAGAATCTGTCCTATTGTTCCACCATCAGGAACACCACCACTATCACCAGTATCACCTTTTGGACCTGCTGGACCTTGTATGCCTTGGATACCTTGAGTTCCAACAACACCATCTAGCTTAACAATCTGTAGAGTAGTTGAATCTGCCACAGTTGCTGCGTTTCCTTGAGTTGAACTGAGCCTCTTAAACTTCATTTCGATAGTATCATTTGCAGCAACAGTTATTATGTTGTCCGAAGTCATAGATGAATCAACAGATCCATTTGTGGAACGAATATACATACCTCTGGTAGATGCTAACAAAGTTGATGAGTTCTTGAACAAGTCAAGTTGACCAGTAAATCTGTAGTTACTTGTACCAGCATCGTTTCCAACAAGGTTGCAGAAAACTCTGTATGTACCAGCTTGTGAAAGAGTTACTACACCATTTGAGTTAGAGTAAATTGAATCTTCTTCACCAACATTTTCGATGTTTAGAGTTGTCGATGTGGTACTTGTGATGGTTTGAGATGAATTCTGTGTGTAAGTAGCAACATTCATTGTCGCACCAACACCGTCGGCACCATCAGTACCGTCGACACCATCAGTACCGTCAGTACCATCTTGTCCTGCAGGTCCAGCGACAGTAGATTCAAGGCTAGTTAACCATTGAGCTTCAGTGCCAGAAAAACCATTATCAACAGCAACCTCGTAAGCTGAATCTCCAGCTGGTCCACCATTAATAACAGTAACAGTCTTAGTAGATCCAGTTCCAGTAACAGTTACACCAGCTCCAACGAAATCTAGAGTAGTTGCGTCTGTTGTGAGAGCAGTACCCTCATCTTCAATTGTCAGAGTTGATCCACCACCTGTGTAATCTTCCCAAGTCCATCCTTCTGTTGTTCCATCTCTTGCAACTAACACTTGTCCATTAGTAGGTGTGTTAGAAGTCTTCAAATTGTCAACATCAATAACGTCGTCGTTAATTGTTATAGCACCATCACCTGCAGAAAGAACGTCTCCAGTGTGATTTGGGTGAGTATAAGAACTGCTCACCAAGTTTTCTCCAACTTGTGCTGCAGAACGCTTTTGAACTGCTATATCATTTGCTAGAGCTGTACGAGTTGTATCTGCTATTACTTCTTCAAATACAAACTTT